TGCTAAACCTGAACCAGATACGTCAGCTATAAATTCACTTCTTGCTCTTTTAGATTTAATATTAGCTTCATAACCTTTTTGTTGTGTAGCTTTTATTTGTTGATTAATTTTTAATTGTTCAGACGCATATCTTTGAATAGCATTATTTTTAGCTATTTCGTTTTGTCTGATTTGTGCTTGATAAGTAGCTTTTTGCTGTGCTTTTTGTTGTTGGTAGTTCACTACCTGTGACCCTGCATTGGCAATCAATAAAGCTGTTGTTGGTTCTACACACATATTCTTACAACCTCATAAAAAGGTTCTTTTAAAACTCCATATTTTTTCTTGTTAATAAATTTAAAACCACACCATTTTAACCATTTGATGTGTAGTGAATTTCTACTATCCACATAATTCCATAAAATTTTGTATTTACTGTTTAAAAAATCAATTACTTTTTTACCTTCTTTTAAAAATGAAAATTGAATATCCTTTAATTTATCAGTAGCTAATAACCATATTGCACCATTAACTGTGACACCAAATATTCCTACTGGTTCTTTTTGTTTATTTACTATTGTAAAAACCACATTTGATTTAAGGTATGAATAATATATAGCATAATAAGGAAGCATACCTGCTGAAGATAATATTTCTCTTTTATCTTCGTATCTTAATCTTGGTGCTAAATATTTTATATCTTCTAATGTTGCTAATCTAAAATGATTAAACTCTTGAACTTGCTGTGACATAGTATCCTTGCCAACTTGCGTTGATAAAATTACAAGGCAAATGGCTATCAGATGCTAGGGTCACTGTAAGTTTGTCACTTTCAGATTGAACAGCAAATGCGTAATCACCATCAGCTAAATTAACAGTACCAAGTAATCCTGTTCCTGTTATCGTTCCTGTAAAGGTTGTTGATGAACTACTTCTGCCAACTGGTTGGACAAGAGTAGTAAAAAATCCTGTATTATTAAAATTAACACTCCAGTTTCTAATTTGTAATCTACCTTCTTTAATAGATATTCTAGAACCTTGTGCGTCAGCTTCTTGTATAAACTGTTGAGAAAACGTAAATGTAAAAGTATAGTCTTCACCTATAAAGTAATCATAAGAAGTAATATCCCCTGATACTACAACAGACGTACCTGATTGAGATACTATAGTAATTTCTTGTCCTGCTTGGTTTGAACCTGTACTTGCACCCACAAGACTTAATGTATTCGTTTTAGTGTAAGGTATAGTGATTGTTGTTTGATTTGTACTGGCATCATAACTTTCACTAACACCTGATGTACTATTACTAATTTTTCTGTCTAAATGAGTTAAATAAGAAGCACTAGTATCAGTGACAGCAGGTGATATGTCCATTGTCTCTAAATAGACACCATCACTTCTTTGGTTCACTATAAATAAAGTGTTCTCTATAAAATCTATATTTAATATCTTATCTGTAGAAGATGTACCAAAAGTCCATTTATGCCATGCACTTTGTAATCTTTTATTACCAACTACATAATATTGGTGAACATATATTGCATTTTGTTCATTAGAAGATAATGCCAACATAATGTTTTCATTAGTAGCAATAGCTAGTTTAAATACACCTGAAGGTATAAATCTAGGTACATTACTTGTAATATCATCAGCATTTTTAGTATCTGTATCTGATTTTACAAAAAATTCTCTAAAGCCTGTAAAACTACCTTTTTCAAATGCAAAGAATACATTACTACCTGCACCTACTGGTTTTACTGTAGAAGATGCTTCAAATTCTGTTGATACATTAATAGACACATTTTCTGGTGTAATAGTTCCCCCTGCACCTGCTAATATAAATTGTGTTTGGTCTGAAAATAAAAGTATTTGTTCATCAAACGATATTGCACTTCTAAGTATAGAAACTTTGTTGTGAGTTGAAGCAACATCAATAACGTCAGTTGCTAATACAGTTGTGACTGTTTCATTAAAAAATGCAAAAAATTCTCCACTTCTAGACATAACTACATTTTCATCAGCAACAAAACCTAATCTGTTCTTATGAAAAAACATGTCATTAATTTTTCTTCCTACAAAACTAGGATTAGGAGAACTATCTATATCTCCACATATTCTTAATCCCCATGCAGGAACATTATAATCTGTGCCTGATATTGTATAAGTAGAACCATCTACTTGTGAAAATCTAAAATTACCATCTGCTGTTCTAATTAAAACATGTGGCATAGTAGTATTGTCTAATGTTGTTTTTGTATTAGGTGCTACACTTTCTTGCCATACATCACCTGCACTATCATACTGTACATAATAATTATCAAAATTGTTTGTTGCATCTCCAGTAATTTCAACAACCATGTTGTCTATTGCAGGAGAAGGTAAATCTACAAAGTTTTGTACTGTGTCTTTTACAACTTGTGAAGCATCATCACCATAACCATCACTTGCAGAAATATCTAAAGTTCCTGAAGATTTAACAATAGAAAAACTAGAGTTTCCTAAATCTGTTAGTGTGATACCAGAAATTGTACCAATCGCAGACTTAACTCCATCTCTGATTGATTGGGTGTTTGTATTAGAACTTGTAAAAGAATAAATAGTGCCATCTATAGTTATTGAGTACGTTGTACTCGTCACTCCTTGTAATACTGAATAGACTGCTTGTTCAACTTTAGCTGAACTAGTTGTACTAGCCATTGCAGTTGTTTTTTGTTTGTTTAATATAAAAGTAAAATCAGCAACAGTCATTGCAACAAAATCACCTTTAGGGTCTGTTGATGTTAAATAATTAGATGCACCTGTTTGCATCACAACTGTTTTAGATACTCCTGCTACTGTATATACTTCTATTGCACCACTTGTTATCTGTACTAAATATCTTTCACTAGTATCTCTGTTAATAGTGTGCATGTAAGCATTGTTAGGTGTTGAACTACTTAATTTTGCTAAATGATTAGTAGGTGGTCTTTTTTTAAGACCTTCAACAACAGAACTAAAACCATTTTCTTGTACGTTTGCCTGACTAGATAATCTTAATACTTCAGGTTGTTGTGAAATACCTTGTACTAGGTTTGGAATAGTTCTAGATACTAAAGCCATCTAGTACCACCAATTTGATTTTTTTCTGCTTACTGTATAGATTTGTTCAGGGCTATCAAATACACTATAGTCACCAGTAGATGCTTCTGCCTGTCTTAAAACAATTAAGGCTTTTTCTTCATCTTCTAATGAAAATTTGTGTAATGTGTTTGCACCTAAAGTTCTATCGTGAAATACTCTTGCACTTCTAATAGTAATATATCTTTTAGCTTGTTCAGGTATTTCTGAAAAATCTAATAGATATACAACTTTTACTTCTTCTAAATCTTCTGTAAATGTTGATGAGTTTGTGACTAAATTAAATAATACATCATTTCTTTGTACAATATCATAATCTGATTTTGAATGTTTGTAAGGATTTAATTCTACTCTCAATATATTTGTTGCTAAAGGTATTGTACTATTACCTGCATCTTTAGACAAAGTCACATTAGGTTGCGTATTAAAATGCCAACCCATACTTTGTACTTCTCTATTAATTTCATTTAATACAGACTTAGCCATTGTTCCATCTACAGGTAAGCTACCAGTTAATGTTGATAATGGTGCTTCACCGATTGTACTTAGAATTGTATTTACAGCTTCAAGTTCTGTAGTTCTTGTTTGTATAGTCATTATGGTAATAAGTTATCCCAAAATTCATTATATTTTCTTTGTATGTATTTTCTTAATTTACAAAACCAACACATAATATTTTTCCTTTTTAGTTTGCAAGGGGTCAGTCTCCCAACCCCTCACTAGTCCTAATAACTAATTATTAAGATGTTTTGATTGAAACACAGCTTTCAGGTCTTAAAATTCCTGAACCAACTGCCATTCTTGATGTGATTAGTGTTCCTAATCTTCTTGCATCATAAGTTGTTTCAACTACTAAGTCTTTTAACTTAACTGTACCGATAGCTGATTTATGGAATAATACAGCAACATGATTACTTGCGTTCACGTTGTAAGTATTGTTTGTTCCAGTCACAGCAGATGAGTTGTCAGCAAATGCAGTCACACAAGTGTTTGACTTAATTACTGGTACTCCACCTACAGACACAACAGTTCCTTTCCCAAAATCACCATTTAGTGATGAGAAGTCTCTGTTTAATAGTTTGTCGTTGTTAGCTAACTGATAATAAATATCAGGCGATACAACGCAGAACCTATCTGTGTTTGGTACATCTTTTTCATCTAATGCTTGAATACCTTCAAAGATAGAAGCGATTAGTGATGTTGCGTTAGTGTTTGCGTCAGCATCAGTGATTTCTGTACCACCATTGCCACCTGTTATAGTAGCTGATGCTTGTGAACCAAGAACTGCTAATTGAACTAAGTTTTTATCAATAGTTTTAGCTAATGCTTGACCCATTTCTCTTGCATAAATTGAACGTATATCGTAATGATTTTTTAGTTCATCTAATTCAGCAACGAAAGATGATGCTAAAAGCATGTCGTCTACGTTGATGATTTTTTCATTATGCTTGATTGCGTCACCAGTAATTTCAGCACCGACAGAATGGTATCCTGCTACAGTAGTGCCTGTCACTGGGAACGAACTTGATTTGCCATTTGAAATTGTTCTGACATTAGTCATTCCAAGCATTAAATTTTCTCTTTGAAAAGATGCTAGAACTTCACCAGAATACAACTTCAGGAACAAATCATTTACACCAGTTCCAGTATTATTAACTAGACCTAGTCTTGATGTTGTTGCGTTTGACATTTTATATGTCTCCTATGTTGTTATTTGTTGTTGTTTGTTTAACACCTTATTTACTTTCCAATCAGAAAGTTATCTGACGTATCAGGCAATCATCTGAATTTTAATAAGTCACCTCTCTTATGAGAGATGGTGATTAATGTTTTGTATTTACTTTAACTTGGTATCCTAAACCTGTTTTTCTATTGCCCCATAACTTTTGCCAAGACCAAGTGCTTAACTTAGTTGAGTAATGATATATAAATAAAATAAATTGTTTTCTCATTTTTTATGTTGTCTTCTTTTA